CGCCGTTATGGAAGTGATCGTTAATGAACACCTCCTCGGTAACAATGTAGCAGGAATCTAAAGGAGATTAACAATGGCTATGAATAGAGCGCAATTTGCGAAAATGCTAGAGCCGGGGTTGAATACTCTTTTTGGTTTAGAGTACGACAGTTACCCTAGTGAATGGGAAGGTGTGTTTAGCACGAATTCTAGTAACCGAGCGTTTGAAGAAGACGTTTTGTTAGAAGGATTTTCTGCTGCACCTGTTAAAACAGAAGGACAAGCAATAAGCTATGACTCAGCGAGTCAACAGTGGACTGCTCGTTATCAACACGAAACTATCGCCTTAGCTTTCGCGATTACCGAAGAAGCCGAAGAAGATGGACAGTATGGTTCCATTGCTTCTCGTTATACGAAAGCATTAGCTCGTTCGATGAACACGACTAAAGAAATCAAAGGCGCAAACGTGTTAAATAACGGCTTCTCAGCTTCTTTTCTTGGTGGAGATGGAGTAGCTTTGTTTAGCACAGCTCATCCAACTCGTAGCGGAACCCAGTCAAATACTTTGACTACTGCCGCTGATCTAAGTGAGACTTCGCTTGAGAGCATCCTTATCAACATTGCAGACATGAAAGATGATCGTGGACTTCGTATTGCAGCACAGGGCGTTAAGTTGGTAATTCCAACTGCATACTCTTTTGTTGCAGAGCGACTTCTCGAAAGTCAATTAAGGACTGGAACTGGCGACAACGATATCAACGCGATTAAATCAGGTGGTTATTTACCACAGGGTTATCATGTGATGCGTCGTCTTACAGACTCTGACGCTTGGTTTATTAAAACCGATGTGCCAGATGGCCTTAAATACTTCCAAAGAACTGCTATGAAGAAGGGAATGGAAGGTGACTTCAGCACTGGAGACTACCGCTATAAAGTAAGAGAAAGATATTCTTTCGGCTTTACTGACTGGCGTGGAACTTTCGGTTCAGAAGGCGCATAGTAAAATAGCTAGAGGGGGCGTAAAACCCCTCTCTTTTTTTCTGACAGTTGCATAATGTAACTGACTAAACCCAAAGACAGGAGAAATACAATGGGTGGTACTACAACTTATAGCGGCAAACTTCGTTCTCAAACTAGTGTTAACCTTGTTTCTAAAGATGCAACCACGGGTTTAATTCAAGATCGAACTCTTGGTGGTGATGCAGTCAATGACACTCGTAGATATTATCTTTACGAATCTTTTTTACAACGGCCTGCACTTAACGCAGTTATAAATACTGCTTTTTCTAACGCAGACGCTACAAACGCAGCTAACACCGCAATCCGATTGGCTGAAAAAGTAGCTAACCGTAATTTTGAAGCGCTTGGCACAAATATGACTACGGCTCTTTGCACGTTTAATGCAACATCGGCAGGTATAGTCTTGACAACTGCTACCGCAGATCAAGATCAAGCAATTATTGCTCCTCATCTTGATACCAACCAGACTGCTTGGCAGGTTACTGAATGGGGTACAGAGAACCAAGTTGAGTGGGAATGCTCCATAAACACAAATGCAATCGACAACCAAAAATTATGGGCTGGTTTAAAACTAACTAACGACCAGTTGGTTGCCACAGATGCTGATCAGGCATATTTTAAATTTCAAACGGATGCAACCAACTCTGAAGCGTTCACCGACTTCACCGTTTGGCACTTTATATACAGTGCTGGCGGCACTGACTATATTAGCGCATTGCCAATAACAGTCGAAGCCAACACTATTTACCACTTTAGAATATCAATTGACAGTGATAGGAAAATTTCTATTTTTGTTAACGGAGTTCAGTACAACGTAACATCTACTTCGGGTTCTACTGGTGGAACAGCCGTGAGTAGTGGAACTACAAAATCTCTTGCGTTAACAGATGATGTTGACTTAATTCCGTATATTGGAATTGAAGCGGGGGCAGCAGCAGCAGAAGCCGTTGATGTTCATTATCAGTGGATTAGCAGAGTAATCTTCGAGTAAGACTAGACAATAGCAGGGGGTGAAAACCCCCTTCTTTTCAAAAAGGAGATTTGACTATGGGTATACAAACAGACGTACAAGTCACGTTTATTACCGATGAAAACGCAGCAGACCCTGATCGTTTAGTCACAGCAGCCCGACCAAACACAGCAGCTACGATGGCAGAAACAACTTTTTTAGGCGGTGGTGCTAGAAATGTCACTGTTACGACAGCAGGAACAGGAGATAATTCTAAAACAAATACTGTAGTCGGCACTGATGTGTTTGGAAATGCTATTTCAGAGGTTATAACCTCCACAGGTTCTGCCGAAGCGGTTGCAGGAGAGAAACTATTTTTAACGGTTTCTTCTGTTACAAGTTCTGCACAATTTGCTGCCAACATTACGGTTGGTTCTGGCTCTTTATGTGCAAAATCGGTATCCGATGGCAACCGAACTAGATTAAAAGGCTATTCGATTGTTTCCGCAGGAACAGCAGGCTTGGTTGATTTTTATAATGGGACTCCAGAAGACGACAGCATTACATTTAAAGCTCAAACCATTGGTACAGACCATACAACAATAGACAACACAATTCCTGATGAAGGTATCTTGTTTAAAGATGGCTTGGCTGTTGGGTATACGGTTGCTACTGTTTCATCAATGAATGTTTTCTTTGCATAAAAAGAGGTTTAAATGGCAACATCAGGCACAGTCGCATTTAAGCCAAATGTTGAGGAGATTATTGCTGAGGCTTTTGAAAGGTGTGGATTAGATCCTCAAACCAGAACAGGAAACCATTCTGTTTCTGCGAGGAGAAGTCTTAATCTTTTGTTTTCTGAGTGGGCAAACCGAGGAGTAAATTACTGGACGGTAACCAACTCGACATTGGCTTTAACTTCGGGAACCATTGGGTATTCTTTACCAGCAGGGACAATTGACTTAATGAATGTGGTGATTAGAGACTCTTCTAACAGCACTCAGATAGATATTCCTGTAGAAAGAATCAGTATTGCTGATTATAACCAGATACCAAACAAGACTTCTTCTGGAAAACCTACGCAATACATGATGGATAAGCAATTTACTCCAACAATCAATGTGTGGCAATCTCCAGACTCAAATAATTACAGTTTGGTTTATTGGGCAGTTAACCAACTAGAAGACATTACAGCGTCAAACCAAGATGCAGATATCCCTTATCGTTGGAATGATTGCATTTGCAGTGGATTAGCAAGCAAGTTAGCAGTGAAATATGCTCCAGACTTGTTCCCTGTTTTAGCACAAATTTACGAAAGAGCTTTTGACTTGGCTTATTCAGCAGACAATGATGGTGTTTCTTTAAGAGTTAGACCTACTTCTATGGACTTAAACTGATGGCTAGGTATGCCAAAGGAAAAAGATCTCAAGCCATATCAGATCGCAGCGGTTTCAAGGTTCCTTATCGAGAGCTAAAGACCACATGGGACAATTTAAGAGTCGAACCCGAAGAGTGGGAACAAAAACACCCACAACTTGACCCTCCTAAGAACGTAGTTGACGCAACGGCTCTT